GCACGACCCATATTAAATCCTGTATTTGCTTCAATACGAGATTCTGGAATATTAAGTGCCTTTAGAAGTTTCTTTTGGAAGTAAAGAACATCTGCCATCTCTCCAAGGTTTTGACCACCGGGTAGAGTTGAGATTTCAGTTCCACGACCACCCTCTCTACGGGGTAGCCAGTAGTCTTCCAACATGCTCATGTGTTTACGATCATCACGGAGTTCTCCAGTATTTGCATCATAAACAAGTTTATTACGGAAACGATTCATCTGATCGCGCATGTATTGCTCTGCTTTGTTCTTCGGTAGAGAACCAACATCGATGTAGAACACACGACGCTCTGGAGCACGCGACCAACGATAAATGACTGTAGCATCTTCAACCATTCTTAATTGATTGAGAGGCTTAATTGCTTTGTGTAAGAATCCGATAATTCTTTTACTTGAATAATCGTAAAGACCAGAATTCACATAGTTGATAGAGTCCGGTGAAATCTTAAGACCCTTTGAATCATGTGGATTTAATTTTTCATAATTTGAGAAGACATAGTATTCATCAACATCTTGAATAATAGGAATGTTTCCTATCTTTGCTCCTCTTTTTACTTCTCTGATTTTCTTGATGAGAAGAGGATCGATTGGACGAATTTCTTTTATACCTTCAGTTGGATCTTCGTGTAAAATATGATGGAAGTACATACGACCATCAATATACCATTTACGGAAAAGTTCTTGTGCTTTATTATTAAAGTTTAAAAGTTGAAGAATCTTTTCAAATTCTTCATACATTATTTGTTTAATTTCTTCAGGAACATTAACTTTGTCAAGTTGCAGTTCTACAATATAACCCTTAGCGTCTTCGGTTATTGCTTCATTTACGATATCATCAATTGCTTGATCCAATTCAGCATGAAGACTCATTTCACGATATTTGCGTACTAGATCTGAATCTGCTTTAAGAGTACCATCTAGGTCAATGTAAAAACCTTGAAATCCACCTGCTTCAACAACGGTAGCACCGTCATCAAAATTCTTTGGTACGAATGACTCTACCTTATCCTGTGGTTTCTCTTTTTTACCAAATGTAAATCCAAATAAATCAAATGCCATAATAAAAATCCTTATTTAAGAACACCGAACAAATCAACCGCTCTGACCGAATCCAAAACTATTTCCCTTTGAAGTAGTTATGCCGAAACCAAATGAGGATTTGCCACCACCGTTACCGACAGCAACGCCTACACTGTTGCCAGAACCACCTACACCGACTGCAACACCGCTGCCGTTACTACCTACTCCTACTCCAACGCCTGTGCTGTTGAAGCCACCGAAGCCTGGAATACCGAATCCTGCTGCACCTGCTCCAGCGACTGCGCCTGGACCAACTGCACCAACACCTGTAGCACCGTTTACTTGGAATGGTGATGAACTTGTTACGAAATATGAATATTTGAATGTTACTTGGAAGTCGGAAACAGTATCATTTTGGTCGTAACCTAATTGAACTGCTGCGACATTATCTGGCCAAAGATCGAAGAATTGATACCACTTAACTACTTGGTAATTTCTAGAAAGTTGTGCAACTGTTGCAGAACCGAAAGCACCACGAGGATTTGGGAAACTTGTGGTGTTACCTGCATATGAATTGAACAATTCGTTCCAGTATTCGAAAACATTTCTTAAAGACATGCCTTGATCATTGATGATGTCAATTGTCCAATCTTCGAATTGACGATCACCCGGATACTTTGCCATACGACCGAGGTATGGAACATTTACTTCACCAAGTATTGATGAAGGTAGTGTTGCTGCCTTGCAGAAAAATTGTAATTGTGGTAGTGGACCAACTGGGCAAGCCAGTGTTACTGAATAAAGATTTGGTCTAGAACCGCCGTCGAAGGCTGACATGAATGAATTGATTGATGAGTCTGCCATTTATTTGCTCCTTGATTTTCCTCTTGTATTTATCTTTATTTTTTGTATTATCCACCGAATTCTGCGAAAGTTACTCCGGTTGGGGTAGCAACGAAGTTTAGACGGATGAAGTTGATACTTCTTGCTGGTGCAACAAAGATATCTGCAACGAATTGGTTTTGATCAATTACGCTGGATGTATTGTTGGATTCGTCGCAAATTACTGCGTATGAACTTACACCACGCTTACCTTGAACTTCACGGAGGAAAGGTTCAACGAGTTGTCTAAATTGTGCTCTTGTGAATGCATCATTGAATTCAAAGAGTTGGAACTTGGCTGCTGTAGCAATTGTCTTCTCTAGAACATTGAAGAGTCTGCGGACATTGATTCTATCAAATGCGCTTGGCTTGCTTTGTAGAGTCTTGTCACCGAAGAGAATTGCACCTGAACCTTGGAAAGAAACGATAGGATTGATGTTATTCTTATATAACTTATCTCTATAGGTCTTTGATGGGTTCCAAACTAACTTAACGATGTTATTGATACGACCACGATCGTAACCTGCTGGTGAGAACCAAGGTTCTCTTGTGTTATCTGTTCTTACACAGCAACCTGCGGTATCGCCGCAAAGTGGAATGTATAGGAATCTATCGTTATAACGGTCATATTGATACTTAGCATTACCGTCCATTACACCGTAAGAAGAAGAACCTACTGTTGTTCTATAATTATTGATTGCGGTGTATACTGCATCATCACCTAATGTTCCACCAATTCTTATTGGTGTTAGAACATCGGTTACTGGTCTTGGTGAAACGAATGCGATGCAATCTTGACGATTTGCTGCGATTGTTACAACTTCTTTTGCATTTGCTGCAGAAAGATTACCAGCAATTAGTAAAGATACATCAACATCTTCTGCGTTTGAGAATTGTGCTTGGAAAGTTGCAACAACATCTGCTTCTGCACTTACACCCTTTGTTGTATTGAGACTACCACCTGCTAGAGAATATTCTTTAACATCTGATAATACTCTAAATGTATTTGATGGATCAACAGCACTGTTCCATGTTAATGTACCACCAGCAGTATATGTTGAGCCAAATACAGGTTCAACAACACCAGCCCACACATATTTTGATTGTCCATTAACAACACTTCTCCAATAGTTACTGGAACCATCACCGGATCTTGCATCAGTTGCTTTTGAAACCTTTACGAATTGTTCAAGAACTGTGCCTTTTGTACCTGTCCATGCACCATCTTCATCGATTACTAAAATTGTAATTTCATCATTTGCAGATGCGTTGATTGTTGATGCATAATCAGATGTACCTGGAATGCCATAGGTATTTGTATAAGTTTCCCATAATGCACCATTATTTGTATTTGGTGATGGATCCTTTGAGTCTATTACGACTACCTTTAAACTATTACCTAAAGTTCCTGGGTATTTTGCTGCCCATTTGAATGAGTAACCAGTATAAGCACCTTGGAATTGTACTTCAAAGTCTTCTCTGCTCTTAATTTGAATACCATCGGTATCAGAAGCATCTGTAGCATTGTCATCACCACTTCCTACAGATCTTACGACTTGGAGAGCACCGCCGTAAGAGAGGAAGTTGGAAGCAACATACCAATCTGTTGCTAGATCAATACCTGTATCTGGTTTGCCGAAGACATCTGTTAGTTGCTTTTCTGTTTCAATTAATACTCTAGTATCTGCAGGACCCCATTGAAATAAGCCGACATAGCCAGCTGGGGTGGTTGCAATGGCTGGAATAACTGAAGTAAGATCAAATTCTCTGATTTCTACACCGGGACTTAATTGGAATGCCATTTTTCTCTCCTTATTCGCCTATTTTGGTCTACGGTTATGTATAAAAATCATTATTTCTAATTTCAGCATCCCTCCAGACCGTCCCGGACGAGTCTTGTTCTTCATTTTGAAACATTATACCATCATCAATTACGCCAAATGGTGTCATTTCTTCTTCTAATTGTTTTAATTTTTCATCAAATACGGTCTTTCTGATATCCATATTTGTCATATCTTTAAAATAACTTTGAGTCGTCAGCCAACCAAATAGAACCATACACATAACCAAGTCATCATTATGACCAGTATCGGCTTCAAATGAATTATTTTTTGAAATAAAGGAAACAAGTTCCTGTATGATGTCATAGTCAGCAATGAGTAGTTTATTCGATTCTATCAGAGACTTCAGCACAGAGCATCCTAGACGCTTTACCGCCTTCGTAGTGCGGAGTCCTAATTGGGTTTGACTACTTCCTCCGAACCCACCATCAAGAGTCTGACCCTTTCTACCACGAATACTAGACATTAACAAATTATCATATTCCAGTTCATTATGTAATAAATCAGCCACCTGACCACCAATGTCATTTATTTCAACTAATATGTAAGCATCATTATATTGTTTGGCAATTGGGTATATTGCATTTGGGTATACCAAAGGAGACATCTCGTTATTTTTAAAAGTGGCTGCTATCTTATAAGGTGTCTTGGTTATATCAACAACTGTGAATGCATGGTAATCGTTTCCAGTACCTCTAGCAGTATCAACTGTTAAAATATAGGTATGGTTGTTTGCAGGATTTTTAGAATCCACTACTGGTTTTTCATAAACCTTCAATCCGTCTGGGGTAGTGTGGATTGGAGTCTTATAAACCATTGTTCTGAGTTTATCTGCAGAGATAAGAGTGTTGGTACTACCAATAAAGTCACATTCGTGCTCTGTGCGGAATCGTTCTTCGCCTAAGTTTTTGATTTCTCTCTGATACCATTCCTCATCACGACCGGGAACATCTGACCAGTGAACATCTATATGCTTGAAACTGTTTCTTCCTTCTATAGATTCAATCCATAGTTTATAATATAGATTCAATCCATTAGGTGTAGAAATGACAACCATTTTGGAAGTTTTACCGGATGTGATTGTTGGATATACTGAACTATAGAAATCGTTTGCTATATTTTCAGGGACATGGGCGAACTCATCCAACAGAATATAATTAAAAGATCCACCGCGAATAGCAGATGCAGATGTTGCAGACGAAATGACTTTTGATCCATTTTCCAATTCGATAGAATGCTTATTCCATTCTTTAACACCCTGTTGCAGCCATTTTGGCAGGTTTTCATAAGCAGTCTTTAAACGATCCATATGACCCTTTGCAAGTTTTTCTTTATTTGCAAGAATTGCTATGGTCTGATTTGGATTAAACAGTGCATGGTGTAGAATATCTGCAATGATGGTAGTTGACTTACCACACTGACGAGGCATCTTTGCAATAACGAATCTATTGTCACGAATAAGATTTACTAGTTTTTCCTGAAATGGATACATCGAGAAGGTCATCAATCCCTTATCGAGATTGACAATCTTAATATAATTTTTCATGAAATAAACAGGATCTTCAGAACACTTTAAATATTCCTCAACTTGATCTTGAGTAAAGTTGACAGGAACATTTGTCTTCTTGAGATTTGGATTACCGAGATATGAGTTCTTATCACCGATCATGGATTAGATTCTATTTGCTTTATCTCCTGCATCTTACCTCTTAGGAGTTTCTGCAATTCATTTGTGCTTCCTACAAATATAGATTGATTTGTAATGTTTTGTGCAGATTGTGTAGAAGCAGGAGTATCTTGTCTAATTTCTTTTAATTGTTTGTGTAATTGAAGAAGATCTTTGTTCGCATCTGCTACACTCTTGATGAGTTGAGATACAACTTCATATGCTCTTGGGGAGTCTCCTTCTGAAGCAACATGAAGAATACCATCTATTGCTTTTGAACCCTTGTCGATAATATCATAGAGATTTGCTCTTACAGTTTCATAGTCATTTGTAAGATGATCTCTACCAGTTGGAACTGGTGCTGGAATGGGTTGTATATCTACAATCTCACCAACAGATTTTGGTAAATTAAAAGCGTTCTCTAACTTCTCATCAATTGATTCTTTATTTTCCATAATATACCTTCAATACTATTTATTAGAGTAAATTTATTAAACAGTCGAACTATTTAGTGTTAATGTTTTTGTGGATGAATTATATGAAGTATATGCTATATTGACTATATTTAGACCCGTTCTATACCACAATCCAACATCTGCACCTAAATTAAAAGTAGTACCATCAAGTATGATTGTGCTTAC